GCGTCAATTGTAATGCGTTCGGTTAGGGTAAACATGCTTGTCTTTTTTGTAGCCATTCTTAATCATCTCTTTTGGGTGTCCGGGGGTTGTTTTTGTGCATGACGTACCAAACCGGTTCCCCCGGACAACTCAAGTACCCCACATCCAGCACTTAATCTTCTCTACCGGTGGCACGCCATAGGATAGTCTTACCCACCACACCATCCCTTGGCAAGAAGCCATATGATATTATTCTGCCTACCCCTTTTTTCTGAGTCAATTAGGAATAACATTATTATTGGGAACTACTTGGGCGTGTTATGGGGAACCAATACAGCATAACGGTGAGCGATGAGACGGATAGAATCCTGCAAGACATGAAGAATGAAGGCTACAAGATGTCACAAATTGTCGACGCAGCAGTGTCTACCATGGGCAAAGAAGGCTGCGCACGTATCATCCGTGATCGTCGAGCACTTGCAGCACTCAAGAAGGCGGCGGAACAATGAAACCTGTTACCTTAACTAAAGACCAATCAATGCGCGCCATGGTTCAATGTAACTGTGCTCGATCTGATGGCAACGGGTGGAGTTTATCTCCACGTGCATGCATCGAATGGCAAGAAGGACGCCTTTACATCATGTGCGATCATTGTGGACGTTGCTCATTTGCCCAGGAGGGAAAGTGATGGTTACATGGATCGCTGAGCGTGAGGCTTGGTTCAATACGCGGTTAGTGTGTTGGGAATGCAATGAGACGACGTGGAAGCAAGATGAACGTCTCCACATGAGGATGTCAACAATTGAAGCCGGATTTACTCCCGGCGTTCGATGGTGGACTTGCAAGGAGTGTTTCCCATGTGCGTGAAGTGTGAAGCCTGCGATCAGACTTACTTCTGCAAACATAACCAACGCTTGAGCACTGGTGAAGTCGTTCGATGTGAATACAACTTTCTTTGGGTTCAAACTTGTATGCTATGTCAACCCAAGTAAGGGATCAATGAGATAGCAACTTGAACAGTTTCGAAGCCACCGACCAAACCGAGAGTGAGAAAGGACACAAGCACGTTAAGTCGGATTAGACTTTCGAGGTTGGATTCTTTCTCTGCTCGACGTTCTTCACGGGTCATTAACCACTGTGCAAATCGTTCGGTCTTGCTTGGTAATTTCATTTCTTCAATTGGTTTTTCTTCTGATGTCATAGTAACACTTCCTCGAGCATGTCGAGTTTCTTCCCGTAACTTCTGCCCACGTTTGCCCACTTGCTTGTGTTAAATGCAAGTCCGCCAAACCATAGGGCGTCAACAACAGGAAGAGGTCCATCAATCCAAACGATGGGGTAGGTCCACACGTAAGTGGCGAACCCAATAGTAGCACCGGCAATAGTGCCAATTGCTTCAAAGTTAATGTCAGTCTTTGGGTCGAGTGCTTTGGGAGTTGGTGCTTGAACAACCTCGGCAGTAGTGATTGGATTCTGACGAGTCTGTTGACCCAGCAACTTCCACCACTCGAGTTCCATTCAGTTCAAATCCTGTGCAAGCTTGTAGGACTGTCGAAGTCGCATGATGTAGGAGAGGTCGTTTTCTTCCTTGCCACTGCCAACAATGATAACACGCATGTGAGGAAGTTGGATTGTGAAACCTGCTTGAGCAGCGATGCCGTATGTTTGTACCTTGACAATTCTGGTGACGTACAACCGGTCTGAGGCGGTTGGTGTCATTGATCCAAACTCTTCAGTTGCATATACGACGCCTGCTTGTTGTGGCAAGGAAGAATTGTTGGCAATCATTTGAACTCGACCGTAAAGGATGTTGTCGAACCCAATCGTTTCGTTTTGAACTGTCGAGCGACGTGGCTCGATACCAGGGCAAGTAAATTGAGTGTCAAAGGATTGTCCAACTACAGTGTATGCTTGGTCTTCGATCCACTTGCTCACGTTGAATGGTGACTCTGTAATTAAGACCCATTCAAACAATGTACCATATGGTGCTTCGCCAGGATTAAGAACACCTGGTGCTGAGTAGAAAGGTGAGTTTTGAATTGTAGCTGCTTGAGGAAAGAACGTCTCTTCTTGAGTCGTAGTCATACCGCCAATGTCAATGGAGTCTTGTGTGTATATGTGACTGCCACCTTGACGATCCCAAGGAGTATTATCAGTGACCCATCCATTTGTTGAAGCCGCTGTATAGGTTGCAGTGCACCCACGTAGGATAGTGTCGAACATCACTGTGCGACTCATTTCTTTCGCCCCTTCTTTTTCGATGCACTCTTCCAACTCTTAGCCGCTTTCTTGAAGCGTGCTTGGTGAGTCATTCGTGGATGCAGCTTCTTTAGCTTGGCGAGTTCCTTCTTCATGTATTTGTTATACGCGGATGGTGCTCGCTTGACAGTCTTAACAGCCTTCTTGACTGCTTTCTTTCCTGCTCGCTTTGCTGTAGATCGTGCTTCTTGTTTCGCACTCTCAACAAACAGCGCCTTGAGTTCTTCAAGGGTTCCTTCGACTTTCACCAAGGTAAACACCTCAGTTGTCTGCAGCTGTCGATTGGATTGCGATGGCCATGAAGTCCTTTGCACCGAGGGTAACAATGGAAGCGTTGACTCGAACGGTGATGTTCACGGCTTTATTTGCAGCGATAGCAGAGGTTCGTCCGGTGAGGTAAAGTGCATCGTTGACAACGTAACGTCCGTCATCGCTCCCCTTGCCAAAGTTGTCTGGGTAAAGGTCCGTGTTCATCGAAAGGAATCCATCAGTGTCGTAGTTAAGCCGACCCGATGCGACCATTGCTCGGTCATTTGCAAACACAAGGCCTCCACGATTCAAATCAGTAACTTGAACGTGAACAACACCGGAGCCACCCATTGCGACTACTGGGAAAGATTCAGCCGCAGTTGTACCTTCAAAAATAAAGTCAACTGAGTGAACTTGAAGTGCTTGGCGATCACCAACATCAACGTAACTGCCGAGGTCAATAGTTGCAAACGTATCAGTTGAAGAAGCGTCAATTGTAATGCGTTCGGTTAGGGTAAACATGCTTGTCTTTTTTGTAGCCATTCTTAATCATCTCTTTTGGGTGTCCGGGGGTTGTTTTTGTGCATGACGTACCAAACCGGTTCCCCCG